GATGTCACCGGTGTCAACGATGGAAGTTTTGTGGTGGGTCAAGCCTATCAAATCACTTCTGTAGGAACCACCAATTGGACAGCCGCAGGGGCTCCCAGTAACTTTGGCGTAGGCACCATATTCACAGCCACCTCAGTGGGCGGTGCAGGATCGGGCACAGCCAATAGTGTGGGAGTGTGTGTGTTGGCTGACGATGCAACTCCTGCCGCAGGACTAATGGCAATTACTTTTACCACAGGCGATTCAACTGCTACCACAATCAGCAAACTCACCAACAAGTTCTTGCTGGACTGGACCGGCGGTTCAACCTATGCTGACACTTCTGTTGTTGCGGACAAACGCTATGCCACCAACTTCTTCACAGACGAAGGCACAGTGATCAAGTCAGGAACCACAGGTGCAGCCAACACAGGCACTGTGGCCGCAGGCCAACAAAATCTGTTGGATCTGGCCATTGTGGACAACGTCACTTCCTAATTTGTCACCCCCATCAATCCTCTCAGCTACATACTGGGAGGATTTTTTATGACCGCGGCATTTGTATTGGGTAACGGCATAAGCCGTAGACAAATTGATTTGAACTTGCTAAAAACGCTTGGGCGTGTGTATGGCTGTAACGCTATCTATCGAGAGTTTGAACCTGACGTGCTGATCAGCACAGATGCACCCATAAGCGAACGTATTCAACACGAAGGCTACAGCCGAAGCCATATCCATTATACTCGTAAACCTTTGCCAGATGCAGGTGCCTTGCGTATTACTCAGCAGTATTTTGGATACAGTTCCGGACCAGTGGCAGTGGCACAAGCTGCACTGGACGGGGCAAGAGCTGTGTATTTGATAGGGTTTGACATGGGCCCGAATCGCACAGGCAGATTCAACAACTGTTATGCTGACACAGAATTCTACAAAAAAAGTTCGGCCAATCCTACATTTACTGGCAACTGGACTCGGCAAATCAAACAAATTGCCAAGGATTTTTCCAAAACAAGTTTTTTCCGAGTGACTGGAGAAACCACTGCTGAAATACGTGATCTGCAGGCGGTGCCTAACCTGGCACATGTGGACATTGTGACCTTTCAACGGCGTTTGGAGTCCAAAGAAATTTAGCCAAAAGCTCAAATGTGTTATCAAGCTAAATACTCTGAGAGGACATGGCTTACCTATGACACAACAGATAATCGATGTGGGCACCACTGCCAATGATGGCACCGGTGAGGGCCTGCGTGAAGCCTTTACTGCGGTAAATGACAATTTCACAGAAGTTTACACAGCAGGTCCTGTTGGCAGCAATGTTGCGATAGCCAACAACACCATCTCAATCAACGGTACCAACGGCAATTTAATTCTGCAGGGCAACGGAATTGGTAATGTTGTGACCAACAGTAGTGTGCGTCCTTCCACAGATGCAGTGTTTGATCTGGGAAATCCTGACTACAGATACGACACAGTGCATGCGGCCTATTATCAAGGCAATGGTTCAGCACTGACAGGAATCACAGTCAGTGCTGGCAGTCAAATTCTCAATGCCAACAGCAATGTGCGGATAGCAGATTCAAATGCTCCTGTAACAGTTAGTGTAAATGGAACTGCCAATGTGGCTGTTTTTAATTCTTCAAATGTAACAGTAGCTGCCAATATTGTTCCGTCTGCAAACAATGCTTATAATCTTGGCACTGCTACACAACGATTCAATGATTTATATCTCAGTGGCAGCACCATCAATTTGGGCAATAGTACAATCAGTGCCAACGCCTCTGCGCTGACAATTACCAATTCAGTTGGTGGGCAAACAGTATTTTCTGGAACTGGATCATCTACCCTGGGTGGAAATATCACAGCGTCCAGCGTTTCTGCCACAGGCAACATAACTGGTGCATTTTTTCAAGGAAACGGTTCACTACTGACTGGGGTAGCCACCACCAATGCATTTTTAAATGTGGTTGCAAATACGGCCAATTTGAGTGCCAACACGTCATCGACTCTAACCTTTGTCCCTGGCGCAAACATTGTTATGACTGCCAACACAGTCACAAACACAATCACTTTCAATTCGCTCAGTTCTGGTGCTCAAGGCATTCAGGGTGAGACAGGAACACAAGGCAACACCGGAACACAAGGCACAACAGGTGCTCAAGGCGCCCAAGGCATTCAAGGTACTACTGGCATTCAAGGCGACACTGGTGCTCAAGGAGTTCAAGGTGTACAAGGAGTTCAAGGTGAAACAGGTACGCAAGGCGTTCAAGGTACCACCGGCATCCAAGGTGAGACAGGTACTCAAGGCATTCAAGGGATAACTGGAACACAAGGCATTCAAGGCATTCAAGGCGTTCAAGGAATAACTGGAACACAAGGCATTCAAGGTTTACAAGGCATTCAAGGAGTGACAGGAGCTCAAGGCGTCCAAGGAGTGACAGGTGCCCAAGGCATAACTGGAGCTCAAGGCGCAACTGGCACACAAGGTACCACCGGTACTCAAGGCACTCAAGGCATTCAAGGAGTGACAGGCACACAGGGTACTACGGGCACCCAAGGTACTACTGGAATTCAAGGAGTTCAAGGAACACAAGGCGTTCAAGGAGTGACTGGTGCTCAGGGCACTACAGGTACACAAGGCACCCAAGGCGTTCAAGGTGAGACAGGTACGCAAGGAACCACAGGAACCCAAGGCATTCAAGGAGTGACAGGTACGCAAGGAACCACAGGAACTCAAGGCGTTCAAGGTACAACAGGTGCTCAAGGCGTTCAAGGCATTCAAGGCGTTCAAGGCATTCAAGGAATTCAAGGAGTTACAGGAGCTCAAGGGGTGCAGGGCGTTCAAGGCACCACAGGCACCCAAGGTACTACAGGATCATCTAGCAGTTTCTTTGCATATCAAGCCAAAACTGGTGTGACATCAGGCGATCCAGGTAGTGGTTTCTTGATCTGGAACAATGCCACACAAACATCAGCCACACAGATCAATGTCAGTCACTTGACCACAGCAGGAGTGGACATTGATATTTTCTTGGCCACTTTGCAGACTACTGAATCATTTATTATTCAAGACTCGGGCAATAGTGACAATTATCAAACCTGGACCATCACCGCCCCAATCACTCTTGGGTCGACATTTACTCAAATTCCAGCCAGTTTGTCCACATCTGGCGGCACAGGCTCTACTGGTTTTGCCAATAATTTGGCTGTGTCATTGGCCTTGGTTTCAGGGGTAACAGGTGCTCAAGGCACACAAGGCGTTCAAGGCATTCAAGGGGTAACAGGGGCTCAAGGTGTTCAGGGCATAACAGGTGCTCAAGGCACAACTGGTACCCAAGGCACAACTGGTACCCAAGGAGTCCAAGGCATAACTGGTACACAGGGCACAACCGGCACTCAAGGTATACAGGGCATCACTGGTGTTCAAGGCGTTCAGGGTATTCAGGGAGTCACTGGCACCCAAGGTGCTACTGGATCTCAAGGCATACAAGGCGTTCAGGGCACAACAGGTGCTCAAGGCACACAAGGCGTTCAAGGCGTTCAAGGTGAGACAGGTACACAAGGTGTTCAAGGCACACAAGGTATAACTGGCACTCAAGGTACACAAGGTATAACTGGCGTTCAAGGTGTACAAGGAGTTCAAGGTGAAACAGGTACACAAGGTGTTCAAGGCACACAAGGTGTTCAGGGCGAAACTGGTGCTCAAGGTGTACAAGGAGTTCAAGGTGAAACAGGTACACAAGGTGTTCAAGGCACACAAGGTGTTCAGGGCGAAACTGGTGCTCAAGGTGCTCAAGGCATACAAGGCGTACAAGGCACAACTGGTGCTCAAGGCACACAAGGCGTTCAAGGTGTCCAGGGTACACAAGGCACTCAAGGTGTACAAGGGTTAGGCGATAGATACGAAACAACCAGTGCCACTAGTTTGACAATAAGTGTTGCAGTAAAAACACTCACAATTGGCACAGGATTAAACTATACTCCCGGACAAACAGCAATTATTGCCTTTGATGCCTCCAACGTAATGGAAGGTACTGTGACTTCGTACAATACAGGCACAGGAGCATTAGTGGTTAATGTTGTGACTGTGACAGGATCAGGTACTTACTCAAGTTGGACTGTGAATTTAGGCGGAACGCTAGGTGCTCAAGGTACTACTGGTGCTCAAGGCATACAAGGCATCACTGGTGTTCAAGGCATCACTGGTGCTCAAGGTACTACTGGTGCTCAAGGCATACAAGGCGTTCAAGGCGTTCAAGGTATAACCGGCACCCAAGGTACTACTGGTACTCAAGGCGTTCAAGGCATAACCGGCACCCAAGGTGAAACTGGCACCCAAGGTGAAACTGGTACACAGGGCACAACCGGCACTCAAGGTACTACTGGTGCTCAAGGTACTACTGGTACTCAAGGCGTTCAAGGCATAACCGGCACCCAAGGTGAAACTGGCACCCAAGGTGAAACTGGTACACAGGGCACAACCGGCACTCAAGGCACTACTGGTGCTCAAGGTACTACTGGTACTCAAGGCGTTCAAGGAGTGACTGGTGCTCAGGGCACTACAGGTACACAGGGCACCCAAGGCATTCAAGGTGAGACAGGTACGCAAGGCGAGACAGGTACACAGGGTACTACAGGTGCACAAGGCATTCAAGGCGTTCAAGGTGAGACAGGTGCTCAAGGAGTACAAGGTATTCAAGGTAACACTGGAACACAAGGCGTTCAAGGCGTTCAAGGCATTCAAGGAGTGACAGGAGCTCAAGGTGAGACAGGCGCTCAAGGAGTGCAAGGAGTGCAAGGAGGTGTTGGTACACAGGGCACAACCGGCACACAGGGCACAACCGGCACACAAGGTGCAACTGGCACACAGGGCACAACCGGCACTCAAGGTACCCAAGGCATTCAAGGAGTGACAGGTGCCCAGGGCATAACTGGAGCACAAGGAGTTCAAGGTATAACCGGCACCCAAGGTACCCAAGGTGAGATAGGTACACAGGGCACAACCGGCACACAGGGCACCCAAGGCGTTCAAGGAGTTACAGGTACACAGGGCACCCAAGGCATACAAGGTATAACCGGCACCCAAGGAGACACTGGCGCACAAGGTGAAACTGGTACACAGGGCACCCAAGGCGTTCAAGGAGTTACAGGTACACAGGGCACCCAAGGCATACAAGGTATAACCGGCACCCAAGGAGACACTGGCGCACAAGGCACAACCGGCACCCAAGGTACTACTGGCACACAGGGCACCACCGGTACCCAAGGCGCAACTGGCACACAAGGTACTACTGGCACACAGGGCACCACCGGTGCTCAAGGCACAACCGGCACACAAGGTGAGATAGGTACACAGGGCACTACAGGTACACAGGGCACAACCGGCACACAAGGCACAACCGGCACTCAAGGCACCCAAGGCATTCAAGGAGTGACAGGTGCTCAAGGCACAACCGGCACTCAAGGCACAACCGGCACTCAAGGCACGACCGGCACTCAAGGCACACAGGGTATTCAAGGAGTAACCGGCACACAGGGCGCAACTGGTACACAAGGCACTACTGGTACCCAAGGCACTACTGGTACCCAAGGCGTTCAAGGCGTTCAAGGCACTACTGGTACCCAAGGTATCCAAGGTATAACTGGTGCTCAAGGCATTCAAGGAGTAACCGGTGCTCAAGGCACTACAGGAACTCAAGGTACTACAGGATCATCTAGCAGTTTCTTTGCATACCAAGCCAAAACTGGTGTGACATCGGGAGATCCAGGCAGTGGTTTCTTGATCTGGAACAATGCCACACAAACATCAGCCACACAGGTCAATGTAAGCCACTTGACCACAGCAGGTGTTGATATTGACATTTTCTTGGCCACTTTGCAGACCACTGAAACCTTTATTATTCAAGACTCGGGCAATAGCGACAATTACCAAATCTGGACCATCACATCATCAATTACACAAAACCCTACGTTTACTGAAATACCAGCCAGTTTGTCCTCATCTGGTGGTACAGGTACTACTGGATTTGCTAATAATTTAGCAATATCTCTAGCATTAGTTTCAGGTGTTACTGGTGCTCAAGGCACAACCGGCGCCCAAGGCATTCAAGGCATTCAGGGTGTGACTGGTACTCAGGGCACAACCGGCACCCAAGGCACAACCGGCACCCAAGGCACACAGGGTATTCAAGGAGTGACAGGCTCACAAGGAATACAAGGCATTCAAGGAGTAACTGGCGCTCAAGGTGCAACTGGTGCTCAAGGGGTACAAGGCATTCAAGGAGTAACTGGCGCTCAAGGTGCTACAGGTGCTCAAGGCACAACCGGCGCTCAAGGCACACAGGGTATTCAAGGAGTGACAGGCGCTCAAGGTGCTACAGGTGCTCAAGGCACAACCGGCACCCAAGGTACTACTGGCACACAGGGCACCACCGGTACCCAAGGCGCAACTGGCACACAAGGTGCTACAGGTGCTCAAGGCACAACCGGCGCTCAAGGTGCTACCGGCACCCAAGGCACTCAAGGCATTCAAGGAGTGACCGGTGCTCAAGGCGCAACCGGTGCTCAAGGCACAACTGGCACACAAGGTACTACAGGAACAACTGGCAATAGAGGTGGTGTGCCTTATACATTTAGTACAACCATAACTGACAGTGATCCTGGCACAGGTGTAATTAGATATAATAATGCTACCATAGGCTCAGTAACACAAATCTTTATTGACAATACAGATTCCTTATCTAATACTCAAACTGGCTGGTATGACACCTGGGATGATTCAACCAATACTACCAGCGAAGGCTATCTATATATTACCTCAGGATCCTCTTCTGGAACCACAGTAAATGTCTGGAATGTTACCGCGGTAACTTCAGCCGTTGGTTATTACAAGATCACTGTAACTTATGTGTCAGGTTCTCTACCTACCAATGCTGCCGATCTTGCTACAGATTTTTCCAGAACTGGCGATCGTGGTACACAGGGCGCAACCGGCGCTCAAGGTGCTACAGGTGCTCAAGGCACAACCGGCGCTCAAGGTGCTACCGGCACCCAAGGCACTCAAGGCATTCAGGGATTGACAGGTGCTCAAGGCACAACTGGTGCTCAAGGAACACAAGGTATTCAAGGAGTGACAGGCGCTCAAGGTGCTACAGGTGCTCAAGGCGCAACTGGCACCCAAGGCACACAAGGCGTTCAAGGTGCTACCGGCACACAGGGCGCAACCGGCGCTCAAGGCACTCAAGGCATACAAGGGGTAACTGGCGCACAAGGGACAACCGGTACTCAAGGCACTCAAGGCATACAAGGGGTAACTGGCGCACAAGGGACAACCGGTACTCAAGGGGCAACTGGTACACAAGGAGCGACAGGGGCACAAGGCGCAACTGGCACACAGGGCGCCACTGGCACACAGGGCACAACTGGAGCACAAGGCATTCAAGGCACACAAGGTATTGCAGGACCTAGTAATATCATTCTTGCCACAGACAATACATCTACTACAACTTTGTATCCAGTCATGGTAGGTGCTAACGGCAGTAATCAAGTTGCCAATGTAACAACCACAAAATTTACATTTAATGCTGCTACAGGTGCATTGTCATTGTCAGGTAACATCACAGGTGGCAATGTTTTGGGCGGAGCCAATGTCAATGCTACCACACACACAGGTACTACGGTATCTGTATCAGGTAACATCACAGGTGGTAACATCAACACAGGCGGGGTAGTAAGTGCCACTGGTAACATCACTGGCGGTAATATTATTACTTCAGGATCTGGCGGTAATATTTCAGGCGCAAACGTAATTTCTGGAACTACGCTTAGTGCTACTGCAAACGTTCAAGCTGGTAATTTACGCACAGCTGGATTAATTTCAGCCACTGGCGCTATAACAGGTGGAGCAATTACCGGCTCAAGTCTGACAGTTACCACTGGTAATATCACAGGTGGCAACCTAATATTGTCGGGTGCCATTGTTGATTCAGCTCAGTTAGATATTCAAACATCTGGTGCCAATGCCAATATTGTGTTGACTCCAAATGGCACCGGTAATGTCAACACTGGCGCCAATTTGAGTGTAACTGGACGAGTCACAGCCGCATCAGTAGTAGGTGGCGTAATCACTGGCTCATCCGCATCAGTAACCGGTATAGTAACAGGTGCATCAGTTGTGGGTGGCGTGATGACAGGTTCGAGTATATCTGTGTCAGGCGCGGTGACAGGTGCTGGCATTACTGGCTCAAGTCTGACAGTTACCACTGGTAATATCACAGGTGGCAACCTAATATTGTCGGGTGCCATTGTTGATTCAGCTCAGTTAGATATTCAAACATCTGGTGCCAATGCCAATATTGTGTTGACTCCAAATGGCACGGGCAATGTCAACATTGCCACACGTCTAAGTGTCACAGGAAATGTCTCTGGCAACTACTATTTTGGTAACGGATCACAACTGACTGGAGTTTCCACATCGTCCAGCAATATCAACAACGGAACCTCCAATGTCACTGTGGTCAGTTCAGGCGGCAATGTCACAGTTGGCATAGGTGGAACGTCAAATGTGGCTGTGTTTGCAACCACAGGAGAATTTGTCACTGGCGTTGTTTCGGTCACAGGCACCATTACGGGTGGCAATTTGGCCACTGCGGGATTTGTAGATGCAGGCATACTTACCACACCAAAAAGCCTACTAGGCAATGTCACACAGTCAGCCAACACCAACGGCGTGGCTTTTAGTAATCTAGTGATACCGTCAGGATTGACCCTGACTATACCGTCAACAAGTGTGTTTTCAATCATATGATAACAATTTATTAGATAAATACTCAACAGAACAAGGATCAAAAACATGCCAATTACACTAGATGGAACCATAGGAGCAACTGTACCTGCTATATTAAACAATGCCGGCAATGGAGTAGGTAATATTGGCAACGCCACTGCTTATTTTAACACAGCATTTATCAAGGCCACATCAGCACAATATGCTGACTTGGCAGAAATGTACGTGGCTGATGCTGAATATGTGCCTGGCACGGTGCTGGATTTTGGGGGGCACCACGAAGTGACCTTGAGCACTCAATCCAGCAGCACATGTGTGGCAGGAGTAGTGAGTACAAATCCTGCACATGTGATGAACAGTTCAGTGCAAGGCACACACATAGTTACACTGGCTTTGGCAGGCAGAGTACCAACCTGTGTGATTGGACCTGTGACCAAAGGTGCCATGATGATTTCTGCGGGCAACGGCCACGCACAAGCATGTGCTACCCCTGCTGTGGGCACAGTTATTGGCAAAGCCCTGGAAGACTTTGTGGGCGAGTCAGGCACTATAGAAATTGTTGTAGGCAAAGTCTAACACGCCATGCCCACAATAGGACCAGGAATCACCATAGGTCCAGGAATCACCATACAAAATACTCCTGGTCCTGACATAGTTCTCACAGGGTTGCAGGTGTATATTGACGCTGGACAGACCTCCAGTTATTCTGGCTCAGGCACTGCCTGGAATGACATCAGCGGCAACGGCAACAACGGAACACTGGTCAATAGTCCCGCATTTACATCTGCTGGAGATGCAAGTTATTTTAGTTTTGGAAGTGGTGCATCACAGAGAACCAGTTTTACCTATCAGACGCCGATACAAACGGCGTCCACTGCATTTACCTGGAACATCTGGGCATATCCAACAGGAAATTCAGACAGTTTTATTCTCATGGGCTATAGAGGAACCAGCCTTCTGAGATTTTACAAATTGACCACTCAAAAATTTGAGATGTATCCTGCAGAAATATTTCAGGCGTTCACACTCAACGTGTGGCAGAATATATGTGTGATTTACGATGGTACCCAAGCAGGAACCAACAACATGAAGATGTATGTAAATGGCACACAAGTGGGCTTGCGAGACGCTGATCAACCAGATTTGAGAGTGACTGCCATGCCGTTTTTTGTTGGTGGTGATCCAGATGCTGGTGAATTTGCCACAGCAAGGATTTCCCAGGTGTTGGTTTATAATCGTGCGTTGTCCACCATTGAAATCACACAAAATTATAATGCGGTAAAAAGCAGATACGGACTGTGATCTACACACAACTCAACGATCACGCAATCAATCCACACAATAAAAAACTCTCAGCTGTGACGTGTGCATAAATTATAGCACACTATATGACAATATCCACTCAAATATCTACTCAAGGGCTGGTTAAATCCACACTTGATGCTGGCGGAAGCATACATCCGCTGATTATTCCGGCCAAAGATACCAATGGCACCGGCCTTATGAATCCGTCTGTGTATGTTGACGGCAATGAAATTTTGTGTATTTTACGACATGTGAATTACACCTTGTATCATTCTGAAAACAAACGATTCCAGCACAGATTTGGACCCTTGCAGTACCTGCACCCCGAAAACGATCCGCATCTGCGCACCTGGAATTATCTGTTGACCTTGAATGCAGACTTGTCAATCAAAACCTGTCAAAAGATCGACACCTCCCGATTTGATCAAGAACCTCTTTGGACATTTGTGGGACTTGAAGATGCCAGACTGTTTCGTTGGAACCAACGCCTATACATCAGTGGTGTGCGAAGAGATACCACAACCAACGGCCAAGGTCGTATGGAACTGAGTGAGCTGGAGGTGACCGATCATGCAGTGACAGAAATTGCAAGGACTCGTGTGCCAGCACCTGGGCTCGACGACACCTACTGTGAGAAAAACTGGATGCCCATATTGGATCATGCGGGTCAATGGATAAAATGGAGCAATCCCACTGAAGTTGTGCAATATGATGAGGTATCCAACACATGTGTGACTGTGGCATTGGACCAAAACAAAAGCGTGGCAAATGTGCCGGCCTTTAGAGGCAGCAGTCACGTGATACCCTATGGCGACTACTACCTGGCCTGCACACACGAAGTGGACTTGTTCAAATCCCCAGCTGGTGAAAAAGACGCTGTGTATAGACACCGCTTGGTGGTTTGGGATCAGGATTGGAACATGGTAAGATATACCGATCCCTTTAGTTTTATGGGAGCAGACATTGAGTTCTGTTGTGGTGCCGCCTGGCATGACAATCATTTGATGTTGAGTTTTGGATTCCAAGACAATTCAGCATTTATTTTAAAAATGCCCCGACACCTGGTGGATCAAATTGTATGGCCCTCACACACACCTTGGTTTTCTGATATCAATGACACAGCCAAAAACTTTGACTGGGGCAAGATGGCTCGCAACACTTGGTTTTTCAACACAGTCAGCAAAGAAGTATTTGTGGACAAGGTATACGAAAAGTTTTTTGAAGTTGAGCCTGGAGACACAGTGCTTGACGTTGGAGCGAGTGTGGGTCCATTCTCCTGGAGTGTGGCACATAAAAAACCAAAACAGTTGATCTGTCTTGAGCCCGAATTGGAATTTTATCAAACTCTAGAGAAAAATTTAGCCGCCACCGGCGTACCTTTTGTGGTGTTAAACAAGGCCCTGGGTGCCCAGGATGGCACAAACTATGTGGCCGGTCTGTACGATGAAACCAAACAGGCCATAACCGACGGCACGGATGGCTCAATAATGGAAACCATTGCATTTGATACCTTGATCCGTGAACACAAAATACAACAGATTGATTTCTTGAAAACCGATTGTGAAGGTGGCGAGTACGACATATTCAATGAAAAGAACTTTGAGTGGATTCAACGCAGCGTGAAAAAAATCACAGGTGAGTTTCATCTCAACACACCTGAACTCAAGGCAAAATTTAGAAAATTTCGTGATCTCTACTTGGCCAACATGGTGAGTCACAGAATATTCAGCATGGACAATGTGGATATCAAACATGATCTCTGGAGCGACTGGTTCATTGAACACTACATGGCCATAACCATCTACATTGACAATCGTGTGCCATTGGAGCAAAAAACCAAAATTAACACATTCCCTTGGCCTACTCTTGAAATAACTACCATTGTGCCAGAAAAAGGTTGTGTAGTAGACTGTGTGTTTTGTCCACAACGTGTGTTGGAACAGGCCTATCAAGGCGAAAGAATCATGACGGTTGACAGTTTTGCTACCATGATTGATACAGTGCCACCTGAAGTGCGCATAACTTTCTCAGGTTTTATAGAACCTTGGATGAACAAGAACTGCACCGACATGTTGCTGTTGGCACATGATCGTGGACATCCTGTGAGTGTGTTTACCACAGGGGTTGGATTGAGCGTTGCAGATCTTGAACGCATTGCACATGTGCCTTTTGCTGGAGGCCCCAACGGCGGATTCACACTGCACTTGCCAGACAGTGAACTATTGGCCAGACACCCTATAACTCCAGGATTTATCCGAAGCATGGAGTGGCTGAGCCAAAATAGAGATAGAATACAGAATTTTTATGTGATGAACATGGGACACCAAGTGCATGACAGTGTGCGTCACTTGTTTGACTGGGCACCCAAACCCATCATGTGGGGCAGAGCCGGCAACCTCAGCAGAGAAGCAGTGCTCAAACCAGAATTGGCCTCATTGGCCAGCAGTTGGCAAGAAAAAATCCACACAGATGGTGTTCGCACGTGTGGCTGTGTAGAACATCTCTACCACAATGTGTTGTTGCCCAATGGCGATGTGAGTCTGTGTTGCATGGACTATGGCCTGAACAACATCATTGGCAACCTCAAAACACAAACATATGAGCAAGTGATACCACAAGCACAAACATGCTATGACATTTGTACTCGTTGTGAAAATGGTGCACATCCTGCACCGCAACCTGTGAAATTTTACCCATGAAACAGTTGATAAACTACATCCACAATCAAGAAGATGCCAGGGCAAATTTTTCTCTGGGCTGTGAATATGAAGACATGGGACAAACAGGTGCCGCTATATCTTTTTATCTCAGGGCTGCTGAAAGATCAACCAGTGACATCCAACAGTACGAAGCCTTGTTACGCATGGCCATCTGTTTTGCCGCGCAACGCACAAGGGATGACACTGAAAAAACCATTTTAGAAAAAGCCATTGTGCTCATGATGCATCGTCCCGAGGCATATTTTTTATTGAGCAAGTATCACGAAGCAAGACAAAATTGGCAAAACAGTTACACCATGGCCTGTTTTGGCCTGGCCCAGGCCCAACTTGATCTGTCACCTTTGCCAACTCACATGGGGTACCCTGGATCTTATGCTTTGTTGTTTCAAAAGGGTGTGGCAGCATGGTGGGTAGGCCATAGAGAAGAATCTCGACAGATCATGCAAGATCTCAAACTCAATCATGATCTTGATCAAAATCATCTTACCGCAGTTGACAACAATTTAAAAACTTGTGGGTGGCCCACAGAATTAGTCAAATTGTCTCAGCCAGTGATCCGACCAAAAAAACCTGCAGTGATACCTATAGTGGCCAATTCTACAGTGGATAGATCATGCGAGCAAGTCAACAAAAACTACACCAAAGGCATTTGGATTGTGGACAACTTTTATCAAGATCCTGACGCAATACGAGCCTTGGCTTTGGAACAGGAATACGACCATGGTGGTATTGACCGATACTACATAGGTAGTCGCACCAAACAACAATTTCTATTCCCAGGACTCAAACAAGAATTTGAACGCATCATGGGAGAAAAAATCACTCGTTGGGAAGAGCACGGCATGAACGGCCGCTTTCAGTATTGTACAGAAGGTGAACCCTTGGCACATCACTGTGACGATCAAAAGTGGGCTGGCATGCTTTATCTCACTCCTGATGCTCCTTACAGCACAGGTACATCAACTTTTGCACTGAAAGATACTGGCATACGACATAGAGATCATGCGGGTATCAAGCAGGCATTTAGACCAGGATCAAAAAATCTTGATAGAACAATTTTTGAACCAGTGGATGTGTTGGGCAATGTATACAATCGTTTGTTGATTTTCAATGCAGGATATCTACACAGTGCAAATGAGTATTTTGGCTACAACATGCAAAATTGTCGCCTGTGGCAAATATTCTTTTTTGATTAATTTCTACTTAAAAAATCCTGCTCAACCAACATGATCTTCTGTTGCACTGCATCAATGTTCATGGTATTCCACAATCCAGGATGCATGGGTCGAGGCCAGGTACCTGCATCAATCCAGGCGTAGCCCAGGTGTTCGTAGTTTAGTCTGGGAGTGAATTCAGTATCCACAACACAAATCCAGGTGTGATATTCAAAGGCTAAATCTGCTGAAGTAAATTTTTCCAGAGGTACCAGTCTCAAGTAAGTGGGAAAGAATCCCAATTCTTCCATACACTCACGTTCCATACCACCCAACAGTGTTTCGCCTGTTTTAATTTTGCCGCCGGGTAGGCCCCAAGATCCTGGATGTTTGGCATCGTTTCTCAAGAGATATAGATAGCGTTTGGTGTCCCGGCTGCGGAACCACACACCAACTGCCTTCAAAGCACTAGACTCCATGTGCCTCCAACATACACCCCTTGATAACTCTTGACCCAGGCTTCACCATCCCATTCATATTGAATACTGGTAGTGATATTTGTCACATACTGACCAGCGGCTTGTCCACTGGCTCTAAAAACCACTCGCCAGTAACTATTGGTGTATTCAATAATGTCATTGGCTTCTGCAATCAAGGGTCTACCGTTGGCACCAACCCAGGCCGACGCTGGTCCAACATTATTTTGTGAACCAGTGGCCTCAGTCAATAGATAGCGTTGACCTTCTATGGCTGAATCTAGCCCATCGGCAGGACCACTGGCCAAGGGGTTGATCACAGCATCAATGGGATCCAAGGTATTTTGTGGCACAGTGTCGGGATCAACATCAAACAATACAAATCTATCATCGTTGGGATTGATCACAATTGTACCAACAACAAATGATCCATCTTGTTGTTCCAGACGAATTTGACTAATGCCCGGACGTAATGTGCCATACATGCCAATCACAGCTGGCCAAAGCAGGCTACTACCCGACACAATCGACGCAGGATCAAGGTCATTGTTGCTGCCATTTGGTACAATAGTTCGTGGCTGTAAACACTGCAATTGATTGCCAATCACTACCAATTCATAATTGCCTGGAGTAATTAAAACTCTGGTGCCCAACAACAGATCATTGTCTGTGACAGCATTACTCAAATCACCTTGAGCGTCATACATGCTCATGATAATGCGTTCAACCACGCCCAGTTTCTTGACCTTGGCCGGAGCCGAAATATAAATTGGTAATGAGAATTTGATAGTGGCCATGTCAATGGGATTCTCAGTGCCAATTGGCACAGTTCTTGAAGTCCAGGTCACCGCCTCTAGATCAACTGTGCTCAAACTGGTCCAGTCAATAAAGTTGTCTGTGCTTTGTACTTCAAGACTGGGGTTGAACAAGGTCAGCAGTTGTTCCAACAACTGCATTTTTTGATTGGTGTTTGAGGTCCAAATATCCAGTGTAATACCCAACTTGTAAGGCACAGGCATGAGTCGTTCTATGGTAAAGGCATTGCCTTGTGTGGTTTCATATGACTCAGTGGCAGTGTCGTAAGTGCGTTGGCGTACATTGACCTTGCTCACATGATAAGGCTCTTGCATTCTGGGACGATCGTAATCCAGGCTTGACACATAGAATGTCATCAGCGGCGACGCTGGCATTGAGTTACGACTGTTCTCTTGAATAATAACTTGTGCGTTGCGACTGGCATCTCCATAACGAACAGGCACACGTATCAAGGTAGCATTGTTCACGCCATCTGTTTCGTTGCCATATTCAATTTGAAAGTTGCTGATGATCCGGGTAAACTGTAGTAGGAAACGTCGGATTTGCGCATCGTAAAAAAATTGTTGCATTGTTTAACTCGATTTCTGGCCTGGCTGGGTCGGTGGATACGGATTGGGATTTTTATCACCGCTTTGATCTCCGTTGTCAGCACGTGGTCGAAGAATTTCACTGAGACTTTGACGACTTGGAATATTGCCCATGTCTGTGGTACGTGTTGTATATGTATTGTTGACAAAGCTGGAGCGCAAAGTATCGTTGGTCGAGCCGTTGTTGAGATTGGTACGTACCTTGTCTTCGATCTTGACCCAACGTCGACTATCATAACGGAACAAACGATTGGGAAAATAATCCAATCGTAAGCAGTAGTCGCCGGCTGAAGGATTCAACGGGAACTGTACACCAGTAACAACTGGCAGCCCGTTTGGTGGTACACCATCTCCAGTGAGATACCCAACAGTATACCCATCAGCTTGAGGAGTTATATTCATACCACCTTGTGTGCCATCCACAGTGACATTACTATCAGTAGTCAGTGATACAGGATTGGCTGATTGTCCATCTGCCAAGGTTGGCAAAATATACAACGGCTGGGTGTCGTAACCACTTGCAGGAACTTCAACGTCGGCTTGTGCAAGAATTGCATCGTTGATTTGGTTGTCCTTGGTGCGAGTACTAAACACTTCACTTTGTGTGGCCGGATTGTATAGTTCCCAATAATTGGTATTGGTGATTTCTGTACCAGCAGGAGTATTTTGTCGAGCACGATAGTACACGTCACCCGAGTTGGTAATCCAGCCAGTGGGATAGAAATTGCCATTGTCCCAGATGTTTTCTGACACAACTGGTTTTTTCAGTATGTCTTTGAACTCTTGATTGTTGGTCATTGGTGTTGCTTTCACACGCCAGGTGTGTGGCATCCAGGTTTGGCTCATGCCTTCTGTGGCAAAGTCTGCATCTTGAACCACATAGTATCTGGGCAGCGGTTGTGGAATGGTAGCGTTTAGTGGATTATAATCTTTCAAGTTGGGCACTTCCAACACATCGCCGTTCATGAGTTTACGACCAAAGGTGTCAATCATGTCATTGTAGTGGAATGTGATAAACAGCGTATCGTTGTTCAAGAACAGTCCAAATTGTGTTAGGTCAAAGTCAATGTCTTGATGATTGTAAACGCCTCGCATACAATACACATCTTGATCGTAAATTCTGTCACGGTTTTCCAGCAACAGCAAGTCTTGAATGTTCAATGGATCCAGGGTTTCGTATATGGGTTGAGTGATATCATAGTTGCCGGAAAATGCCGAATCCTCACCGCCAGTTTGCGGCCCCATGTATTTGTGGATAAAAATATCCATCCCCCCAACGGTGTACATTTCGGAGATTGTGCGATCCAAAAATTGGTAATCGCGGGTTCGATTTGGGCGGTATAGGCTTAGGCGTGGCATAATGTAGTATTTATGGGCAGGTTGACCAATAAATCTCAAAGTGTTATAATTACTGCATTAATACAAAAGGAGCCGGCGTGAAACCCATTAAACTGCTAAACCCCCGTAGTTCAGATACCAATGTCATGGGCGGGGAACCTCCTTGGCGAACACAACCCACAGAAAATCGCATCAGTGCCCTGAGCAAAGCATTCAGTTGGTACAACTACTTCTACGGCAAAAAAGATGCCCGTGACATGATTGTGAACTATTTGGAGTCACAGGACCGTAAGGCAGATGTGCGAGTACTAAAAAGTATCCCAGATTCTGCCATACGCCTGACCACAGGCTGGTTGTGTCGCATGAAGATGGTGGGCCTGGAACTGAGTGAAACAGAACAGATCAAACTAGACAATTTGCTAAAAGAAATTTTGTCCAGTAAACAAACAGTTGAGGCGGATACTGAGCCAGTTGCAGAAGGTCCGGCCAAGCCAAACATACAAGATCGCCTGAGAGAAAAAGTTGGAGAGTGTGCGGCTGAATTGGATGGCATGTTTGATGAATTCATGATGGCCGGTGCCAAGATGTCAGCAGACTACAAGCCCATCATGGTAATCCGTGGCATGAACGTAGTACCACAAATGATCAGTGAAATCTCCAATCGTTGGAAACGCAAATTGGCAGAGTTTGAAGAAGCGGTAGAAGGCAAGGATGCGTTGTTGGTAGAAGCATACTCGTACCTGACCAAGATCCAATTGCGTAACTGTGTGAAGTTTTGCGAAGCAGTGATCAATGACTGTGGTGCTTATGTACAGATCAAGAAAGTGGAACGCAAACCACGCAAGGTCCGGACAGTACCCCCAGAAAAACGTGCGGCCAAGTTCAAGCACACAGTAGAGTTTTTGGAACTCAAAATCAAAGGTTTGCCAGCCGCAAGCCTGGTAGACAAGGCCGAAGCCTGGTTGTATGACACCAAGAAACGCAAGTTGATTCATGTGGTAGCAGATAGCCATACACAGGCGTTCACTATTAAGAACAACAGTGTAATTGGATACAGTACCGTAGAAACACTACAAAAAACTGTGCGTAAACCAGCAGATGTCATCCGAGCTATACAGGCCGCAGGCAAGCCAGCAGCACGTAAGATCTACAAGGATTTGACCACTACTGAAACGCCGTGGAATGCTCGCGGAACCGAGAACCTGATCGTACTCAAAGCCTGGTAAATAAGGGGGAACGGAGTTCCCAATGGCTGAACAAAACCTACTACCTGAGTTAAAGCAAAATCTTATTGAGTATTGCAAATTGACCATGGGTGATCAAATCATTGATCTTGAATTAGACCCTGCACACTACGAAGCCGCATATCAACGCACAATTGGTACCTATCGTCAACGTGCCAACAACGCCTATGAAGAAGCCTACATTTTTATGGAGTTGATTCGAGACTTGAACATCTACACTTTGCCCCAAGAAGTGTATAGTGTGCGTCAAATATTCCGCAGAACATTTGGTGATTCAACAGGACCGTTTGCGTCAAACTTTGATCCTTTTGCACAGGCCTCAATTAACGTGTACCTCATGAACTTCAACGTGGCAGGCGGACTTGCCACATACGACTTCTACTCACAGTATGTGGAACTTGCCGGACGTATGTTTGGCGCATACATGAACTATACCTGGAATCCAGTCACAAAGAAACTGCAACTGATTCGTGATCCAAAAGGCACTGGCGAAAATGTCTTGCTTTGGGTGTATCAAACCAAACCCGAAATCCAACTGCTGAGTGACTACCAAATCAGCCAATGGATCCGGGACTACATGGTCGGTGCTTGTAAAATGATCATTGGAGAAGCCCGTGAAAAATTCTCAACTATTGCTGGACCACAAGGTGGCGGGCAACTAAACGGTGCTGCAATGAAATCAGAAGGGCAAGCCATCATGGATGCCAAAATTGAAGAACTCAAAATGTATGTGGATGCAAGTCAACCGCTTACCTGGGTTATTGGGTAAACCTTACTTGACAACCCGTTGTGTTTGTGTTACAATCAATGATTGATCCTTATACTGCCTATGTTGCAAGAACATTCTGGTTTTTTTATTGATACCCGGCAGGGAGTGATAGATGACGCTACGGAATTTTATGAATGGCAATTGTTACGGTCGTTCATTGGGCTAGATATCTATTGGCATGCACACTCTTTTGGTTCTGATGATCTGCCACCCGGACATCGTGGGTATATAGTAAAGGTAGAAGGTCACGACCTGGATTGGCTGTCCAGACAAGCAAAGTTAGTAGATGCACCTATTTTTGTGCTGAATGGTTGTGTAAATCCCGGAGACTTTTTTGATCCCGTGGCATTGGTTCATTGGTTGCCTTGGGTAGATTGGCATTATCATCTTCAGGCAATGTTGCATAATTTTTCTCCTGTGGTAACCAAGCAACTTACAAAAAAAATAAGTTCGTTGGTACGTATATCTAAACCTAACAAAATGATAGCATTGGCTGCTGTAAAAAAATATCACAGCCATGACAGCATCGTCAGTCTGAATGAGAATCTTCATTGGCGCACATATCTTAACGACAGTAGGACTGGTCATTCTGATTTTGATGCGTTACTCAATGAAGTTGATACGTATGCAGGTGAATGTCAATATATCGATGATGTGTTAAGCTACTCGGCCAATAATAATTTATTACATATAAAATTAAATGACTTTCATCACCCGGCGTATCAATATTGTGCAATAAATGTGACCAACGAATCATTTTATAATTCAGATGGACGGGACACAGATGGACGGAGTTTTAGCTATCCTGGACCGTTCCTTACAGAAAAAACATTGAAATGCCTGTTGGGAGAAACTGCTTTTATTGCCAATGGACAATTTCAAACCTACAGTACATTATGCTCTCTGGGATTTGAATTTGATTACGGGTTAAATTTATCCTATGATAATATCAAACCTGACCTGGACAGATTGATAGCCATGTTTGGATTGATTCAATCCCTTCAGTCCATGGGCACAATGGAAATTTTTGAAAACACTCGTACCAGTTGTTTGCATAACAAGGAACATGTGCTATCGGGCAAGTTCTATTCAATCAGCGAAAAAATCAATCAAGAGACTGTGCAATATATATACAACAATATATAAATTCAAACATGTACACAGTATATCAACATTGGGATCCGTTAAAAGTTTGTCTGGTAGGCAAAACCTACCCTCCTGAATTTTATCACTGGATCCAACACAGCAAAACTCGACAAAGATTTGAAACCATGGCGCAGGAAACCGAGGAGGATTATCAAAATCTTATTCGCTTGCTACAGAACAAATTTGGAGTCAAAGTTCTTAGACCGGATCTGCCTGATAATTTAGATTCTTTGTGTATAAACGGCAAATGGGTGCCACCACCTACTGCACCAAGAGATTATTTTATCATGATCCATGACCGTTTTTGGATTCCTCAACTGCCCAATGCAAGCCACGCATGGTCTGTGTTTTATAGACAACACAAGAATCCCCAGTGGCCAGACTACGTAAGGCCTCAAGATTTTTATGACGCCTGGCCTGAACACGCCACTGATATACAAAAAAGTTTTGAAAAATTTTCTATCATTGATCAACAGCAATTAGACGTGAAACTATCTTTTTATACAAATGTGTTTGAAGAGATACAAAAAAATGCAGAAATTGTATACACTGATTTGGATTTCATCAATGGTTGTTTTGTCAGTCGAATAGGACAAGATTTATACTTTGCCACGCAGACTTATCACGATGACAAACAAGGGATATTGGATCAAGTAAATAAGTTGTTCCCTACAACTCAAAATCGTGTGGTTAATTCAGGAGGACATGGTGACGCTGTGTACTGCCCAGTGACCCCGGGATTGATCATCAGTCTCAATGACATTCCGACCTATGCAGATACTTTTCCTGATTGGGAAGTGGTGTATTTGCCACCCTCAAACTACGCTCACATGAGAGAATTTGAGTACTCTATGAAACGCAACAAGGGTCGATGGTTCATGCCCGGGTTCGAACAAGACAACAACTTGGTTCACCTGGTGGATCACTACTTTGACGAGTGGGTGGGGCAGGTCAGTGAAACTGTGTTTGACGTCAACATCCTGATTGTAGATCCCAAAAACATTGTGGTCAGTACACACAATGAACTGGTTGAAAAAGCCTGCGTCCGACATGGAATTGAAATGCATGTGAGTCCATTTAGGCACAAATATTTTTGGGATTGCGGTATACACTGTGTGACTAACGATTTGCATCGCGATGGAACATTAGGTAATTTTTTCCCCAACAGGTAGCAAAGTTTCTAATGATAATAAATTACTATCCTGACAAAATAGATATTGATATTACCGCACTTGTAAAACCATACTACATATCAAATATTGAATTTTTTAAATATGCATTGTTTCAAATTAAACAGACCATCAATGAACGATCTGTGCATATTAATGCGTTGGCTAATACTCCATTGAACACTGCTCCATATCGTGGTATGGTAGATTTGATTGTGGAAGAACTTGACCTTCCTGCCTCCAGAATCTTGTTGTTGATCCGAGACCAAAAATTCCATCATCCTGGCGTCACTGTTGTGCCACACAATCACTGGGACGAGACTTGGAGATCAAAAGAGCTAAACCAATATTTAATCAAGCTGGAAAATTTACCTGATGTTCCTGACGTCAAGCGATTTGGTTGTTTATTTGGTCGCATGCAGTTGGGAAGATTATTGATGGCTCATCATTTGGATTTTCATCATCATACCAAAAGTTTTGTTGTATTCCAATGTGACAAGTCTCATCTTGACCATCAAATTATGGGAATAGAAAAATATTTCTCAGACATACGTGAGTGGTGGATTGCTCGCACCAACCCCCGGAAACATCATGCTCGTGACAGGGAATTTGGAGAGTTCAACTGGCCAAGAAATATTGTGTCTTATCCGGAAGTGGCGTGTAACTTTCAAATTGAAATTGTTTCTGAAACAGACTATTGTCGTCTTGGCGATTACACAGAAAAAACCTGGAGATGTTTGGCTATTGGAAAGCCATTTATTTTGTTATGTGGTGCTGGGTCAATGCAGGAACTCAAACGTCTGGGATTCAAAACCTACAGTCCTTTCATAGATGAATCATATGATCAAATTGATAACTTGCACCAGAGGATCATAGCAATAAAAAAAGAAATTGATAGATTGGCACAAATGGACCAACAAGAATGGATGCGAACCCTTGAAGGGTTGATTGAAATAGCAGAAGAAAACAAACATTTTTACCGCAATTGGAAACCCGATGTACAATACGGTTAACCATTTTCCCAAAGATCCTGTGTTTGATCCTGAGATTATCGTAGACAATGATCTCACTAGACTCAGTGATCGCAGCGCACGGCTGTATCTGCACTGGATATTGGAACTGTGTCAGGGGCGCACATTTTTTGGTCTCAACTACGAATGGCCCAGTCTTCGGTGGCATTCAAATTTGATTGTGCCAGAAGGATTCTATGATACCTATGTGTTTTCCTGGGGCTGTGAGGATTGGGATCATGTATGGCTTCGCCAATTTTGCCATGAACATAGAGACAGTCAGGTAATAGTAATATCTGATACCGAACTCAAAGAAGGTTACAATGCACCGCCCA